TAAAGCATGGAGTAAAAAAAGGTGATGAAGTAGCTTTTCAACCTGAAAGTGAATATGAATTTAGAATTGATGATGTATTAATGTATAGAGTTATGTCTCAATTCATAACAGTTAAATTATGAGTATAATCAATATGTATGCGGTAGAGGATGTAATTAAGAATCCAAATAAATATGTGTCTGAAATTTTAAAAGAATCTTTTAAGGATGTAGAGGCTTACAACGAAAAAGGTGAAAAGATTATTTTTAAAAATTTACAAATGAGGGAGGGTGATGAGTTTGCTGAATTTTTAAACCAACATTTACCTAATTTTGAAATTAAATATAATTTTGTTAGGCAGTCACCTTTGAAACAGAAAGAGCCTAATTTTATTCATAAAGATGATATTATGGGAGATGTAACTTGTTTGTTGTATTTAAATAATTCTCATCCTCAAGATTATGGCACTACAATTTATGATGATAATAAGAAAAAAACATTTACTTATTATGCGAAATATAATAGCCTATTGATTTTTGATTCACGATTAAATCATTCTCGTAATATAGAAAATAACTTTGGTGTTGAAGATAAATCAAGATTAGTACAAGTGGCGTTTTTAAAATATAAAAATGGAGATTAAAGAAATTAAATTAAAAATAATTGAAGCAGGACAAAAGGCAGTCGATGAATTGATTAGTGTGGCTAAAGAAAAAATAGTTACCGGAAGCGAAGATGATTTGTCGGCTGATAGATTAAAAAATGCAGCAGCTACAAAAAAGTTAGCAATATTTGATGCATTTGAAATACTAAATAGAATCGAACAAGAAAGAGATGTTATTGAACTAGAAAATAAAGGTATAAAACAAACAACAAATCAGGGTTTTGCAGAAAGACGTTCTAAATAAATTATATACCAAATTAGTTGGAATCATTCCTAAAAATGTGCTTGTTAAAAAAAATAAAAGTGCAACTTGGAAATATGGATACAATGAAAAATATGACATTGTTGTTATATCAAAAACAGGTGAAATTGGAGATATAATAAAAATGAATGGTATAAATATTGCATTACCACTCCAACCAAAAAAAATTACTAAAAGACATAGTGCAACAAAGCATCAATATTGGGAAAGGCACGAATACCCTAAATCACTAAAAAGAATTTCTACCATATTTCAATGGAACGACCAACCCAATACATTTAAAAACCAATGGATTGATTATATAGAACAAGAGTTTGATTATAGAGAATATGGGTATTGGTTTTACAATAACGGTATTCCGACATATATGACAGGTTCTCATTATATGTATTTACAATGGACAAAAATTGATGTAGGTTATCCTGATTTTAGAGAAGCAAACAGATTGTTTTTTATTTATTGGGAAGCGTGTAGGGCAGACCAAAGAAGTTTCGGTTTATGTTATTTAAAAATAAGACGTTCCGGTTTTTCTTTTATGGGTTCTTCCGAATGTGTTAATACAGGAACATTAGCTAAAGATTCAAGGGTAGGTATTCTTTCTAAAACAGGTTCGGATGCTAAAAAAATGTTTACAGACAAGGTTGTGCCTATTGGAAGTAATTTACCATTTTTCTTTAAACCTATTCAAGATGGTATGGATAAGCCAAAAACTGAATTAGCTTTTAGAGTACCTGCTTCAAAAATTACAAAGAAAAATATGTATACCGTTGAAGAGGAAGAGCTAGATGGGTTAGATACTACTATAGATTGGAAGAATACTGATGACAACTCTTATGATGGTGAAAAATTATTATTATTAGTTCATGATGAAAGTGGTAAATGGCTAAAGCCAAATAACATATTAAATAATTGGCGTGTTACTAAAACTTGTTTAAGGTTAGGTAGTAAAGTTATTGGTAAATGTATGATGGGCTCTACTTCCAATGCATTAAGTAAGGGGGGTGATAATTTTAAAAGTTTGTATGAAGATTCGGATAGTTCTAAAAGAAATGCGAATGGTCAGACAAAAAGTGGATTATATAATTTATTTATTCCTATGGAGTGGAATATGGAAGGGTTTATTGATAGATATGGAATGCCTGTTTTAGAAACCCCATCTACACCAATTTTAGGAATCGATAATGAAATGATTAGAATAGGAGCAATTGAGTATTGGGAGAATGAGGTTGAATCATTAAAATCCGACCCTGATGCTTTAAATGAATATTACAGACAATTTCCTAGGTCTGAATCTCACGCATTTAGAGATGAAAGTAAACAGTCATTGTTTAATCTAACAAAAATATACCAACAAATAGATTATAATGATTCATTAATAATTCAACATCATGTTACTCAAGGAGGGTTTTATTGGAAAAATGGAATAAAAGACAGCGAAGTAATGTTTAAACCTGATAAACGAGGAAGATTTTTGGTTGGATGGACTCCATCAAAACAACTTCAAAATAAATATTATATCCGCAATGGGAAAAAATATCCGGGCAATGAACATATTGGTTCTTTTGGATGTGACTCCTATGATATTTCAGGTGTTGTTGGAGGTGGAGGTTCTAATGGTGCTTTACATGGGATGACTAAATTTAATATGGATGACGCACCAAGTAATGAGTTTTTTTTAGAATATGTAGCAAGACCTCAAACTGCTGAAATATTTTTTGAAGAAGTTTTAATGGCTTGTGTATTTTATGGTATGCCAATATTATGTGAAAACAATAAACCTCGTCTATTATATCATTTTAAAAACAGAGGGTATAGGGGTTATAGTTTAAATAGACCCGATAAAGTATATAATAAATTATCAAAAACAGAAAGAGAATTAGGTGGTATCCCTAACTCAAGTGAAGATGTAAAACAATCACATGCCGCAGCAATAGAATCATATATTGAAAAATATGTAGGTTTAGATTTTGAAGGAACATTTAGAGATTCCGAAGATATGGGTACAATGTATTTTACAAAGACGCTTGAAGATTGGGCAAAGTTTGATATTTCAAATAGAACTCGTTTTGATGCAACTATAAGTTCAGGTTTGGCAATAATGGCTAATCAAAAACACTTATATTTACCGACCAAAAAAGAGTCAAAAATAAGCATTAACTTTGCAAGATACACGAATACAGGAACATTAAGCAAAATATTACAATGAAAGATATAAAAATAGATATAAGTGCAGCCGGTTTTCCAAGTCAATTTGTGTCTGATGCTAAAAAAGCAACAGTAGAGTTTGGTTTACAGATTGGTCAAGCAATACAATACGAGTGGTTTAGAAAGGATGGAGTAGGGTGTAGATACTATAATCAATGGGGTAATTTTAATAGATTAAGATTATATGCTCGTGGTGAACAATCAGTAGGAAAATATAAAAACGAATTAGCTGTTGATGGAGACTTGTCTTACTTAAATTTAGATTGGTCTATAGTTCCTGTAATTCCTAAGTTTGTTGACATTGTTGTAAATGGAATGGCTGACAGATTGTTTAAGGTTGAAGCATATGCACAAGATGCAATGTCTCAGGCAAACCGTTCAAAATATCAAGATATGGTTGAGGGTCAAATGTCTGCTAAACCTATTCTTGAAAACATTTCTAAAAATTTTGATGTTGACCCTTTTGTTGTACAACCTGACAGTTTACCTGAAACGGATGAGGAGCTTCAGTTGTTTATGAATTTAAATTATAAACCTGCTATTGAGATAGCTGAAGAAGAAGCAATCAATACTTTATTTGATGATAATCATTATCAAGATATTAGAAAAAGATTAGATTATGATATTACTGTTTGTGGAATAGCGTGTGCTAAACATGAATTTTTAGAAGGTAGTGGTGTAACAATAACTTATGTTGACCCTGCAAATTTAGTATACAGTTACACAGAAGATAAACATTTCAAAGATTGTTTTTATTGGGGTGAAATCAAAACCCTTCCTATAATAGAGCTGATGAAGATTGACCCATCATTAACAAATGAAGATTTAGAAAAGATAAGCAAATACAGTCAATCATGGTATGACTATTTTAACACAGCACAGTATTATCAGAATAGTATTTTTTATAGAGATACTGCTACCATTATGTATTTTAATTATAAAACCACAAAAGAATTTGTTTATAAAAAGAAAAAATTAGATGGCGGAGGTGCTAGGGTTCTTGAAAAAGATGACCAATTTAATCCGCCTGATGAAGTACAGGAAGAGGGTAATTTTGAAAAAATTAGTAAACGTATAGATGTATGGTATGAAGGAGTAATGGTAATGGGTACTAACTTTATTTTAAAATGGGAATTATCTAAAAATATGGTTAGACCAAAATCAGCATCTCAACATGCAATGCCTAATTATGTTGCTGTTGCACCTAGAATGTATAAGGGTAATATTGAGTCTTTAACAAGACGAATGATACCATTTGCTGATTTAATTCAAATCACTCACTTAAAGCTACAGCAAGTAATTGCTAAAACTGTCCCTGACGGTGTTTATATTGACGCTGACGGGCTTAATGAGGTAGACCTAGGTACAGGTAACGCTTATAACCCCGAAGACGCTCTACGGCTTTATTTTCAAACAGGTAGTGTTGTAGGTAGGAGTTATACTCAAGATGGTGAATTTAATAATGGTAGAGTCCCGATTCAACAGCTTACTTCTAATAGTGGAGCAAGTAAAACTCAAATGCTTTTAACTAATTATAACCACTATATGGATATGATTAGAACTGTTACAGGACTAAATGAAGCTAGAGATGGTTCTACACCAAATCCTGACGCTTTAGTTGGTGTTCAAAAATTAGCAGCATTAAATTCCAATACCGCAACAAGGCATATTTTGGATGCAAGTTTATATTTATATAGAACTCTTGCGGAAGCATTGTCGTATAGAGTGGCAGATGTGTTAGAGTATTCTGCTTTTAAAGAAGAGTTTATAAATCAAATAGGTAAATACAATGTGTCTATATTAAGGGAAATACAAGATTTATATATATATGATTTTGGAATATTTATAGAAGTTTCTCCTGATGAAGAAGAAAAAGCTATGTTAGAACAAAATATTCAAATGGCTTTATCTAAGCAAGACATAAACTTGGAAGACGCAATTGATATCAGAGCTTTAAGAAATATTAAACTTGCAAATCAATTGTTGAAAATGAAGCGTAAAAGAAAGAAAGAAGACGACGAAAAAAGAGAAATGACTAAACAAGCTGTACTTGCAAAACAACAGCAAATGTCTCAACAAATGGCTGCTCAATCAGCAATGCAAAAAATTCAAGCTGAAGGTCAAATGAAAATGCAATACAGACAAGCAGATGTTGCTTTTGAAATAGAAAAACTTAAAGTGGAAGCGGAATTAAAACGTTCACTTATGGCTGAAGAGTTTCAATATAACATGCAGATAAAAGGACAAGAAGATGCTGCTTTATCAAAAAGAGAAAGTGATAGAGAAAAAGCAAAAGCTAATAGAATAAGTCAACAAAATACGGAACAATCTAATCTGATAAATCAAAAGAAAAATAATTTACCTCCTCAAAGTTTTGAATCTAATGAGGACAGTTTAGATGGTTTTAATCTATCGGAATTTGACCCAAGATAGTAGCTTAAAATAATTATAACATATTGTTTAACTTTGTACAAAATTAAAATTAAATCCAATGAATCTAGAAAATATTAAAGTAAGAGAAGTTAGTGCACCTGAAAAAGGGAAAGCTGAAGTCGAACAAGAGCTTTTAGATAAAGCTGAAGAAAAAAAAGTTGTTGAAGAACAAGAAGTTGTTGAAGAGACAATAGTAGATACTCCTGCATTAGATGATAATACAGTTTTAGAGTATTTAGGAAAAAGATATAATAAGACCATCAATTCATTTGATGAGTTGATGCAAGAAAGAGAGGAACAAGAAGCATTGCCTGAAGATGTTTCATCTTTCTTAAAATATAAAAAAGAAACAGGTAGAGGAATTGAAGACTATGTTCGTCTGAATAGAGACTTTGATGAATTACAACCTGATAATTTGTTAGCTGAGTATTATTTAGCAACTGATGAAGCTATAGATACAGAAGATGTAGACGATTTGTTAGATGAGTTTAGATTTGATGAAGATGTAGATGATGCTAAAGTTGTTAAGAAAAAAAGGTTAGCAAAAAAACGAGCTGTTGTTCAAGCTAAGAAGTATTTTAATGAACAGAAAGAACAATACAAACAACCCCTTGAGTCAAGTGCGGGAGTTAGTTCTGATGACAATAAAAAACTAGAAGAGTATGAACAATATCTCAAGAGTGTGAGAAGTAATGAGGAAGCGGCTAGAAAAAAGCAAGATTGGTTTTCTAAAAAAACTGACGAGGTTTTTTCAAGTGAGTTCAAAGGTTTTGAGTTTACCGTAGGCGATAAGAATGTTACCTATAGTCCGGGTGATGCATCTGAATTGAAATCTAAACAATCTAATGTTTTGAATTTTATAAACAAGTTTGTAGATGGAGAAACAGGATTGATGAAAGATGCACAGGGATACCACAGAGCTTTATCACTAGCTATGAATCCTGAGAAGTTTGCCAAATTCTTTTATGAATTAGGTCAAGCCGAAGGAGTTGAAGATGTTGTCCGTAAAACAAAAAATGTTAGTATGGATATTCGTAAAACTCCCGAAACTGCAACTACTCAAGGAGGAATGAAAGTTAGAGCTTTAAACACCGACTCAGGTCGAGGTTTGAAGATTAAAAGTATGAAAAAGAAATAAGTAACAATTAAAAATTATTAATTATGGCAGTATTAGCAAGTCCAACGTTTCAGTTGCAGCCAAGTGCTCAACAGGTAGCGTTGTCGTCAAACTATATTACTAATGCTCAATTTAACTTTTTGAATCAGTATCTTCCTGATACTTATGAAAAAGAGTTTGAGAGATATGGTAATAGAACTGTTTCATCATTCTTAAGAATGGTAGGAGCAGAAATGCCTTCTAACTCTGACCTTATCAAATGGGCAGAACAAGGAAGGTTACATATTAAATATGTAAACTGTGTCTTAGGTGGTGCAGGTGCAGGTGCAGCTTCAGAAACTTTTACAGTTCCTGCAGCACAAATTGACCCTGCAAGACAACCATCAGGTTCAGTAGCACCGGCAGGTGCAGCAGGGCAAATCGGTATCAGAAAAGGTCAAACAGTAATGATTTCTGATGATACAGCAGGTTCTGCATTAAACAACAAAGGTATTGTAACAGCGGTTACAGCTACTACATTTACTGTTGCAATGTATGAAGCAGCAGGTTTAGCAGCTTACGCAGGTACAGCATCAGTTTTCATCTATGGTTCTGAATTTAAAAAAGGAACTGTTGGAATGGAAGGTGGATTAATATCTAACGACTTCATTTTTGAAAACTCTCCAATTATATTAAAAGATAAGTACCAAGTATCAGGTTCTGATATGGCACAAATCGGTTGGATTGAAGTTCAAACAGAAGATGGAGCAAGTGGATATTTATGGTATCTTAAATCAGAACACGAAACTAGATTACGTTTCGATGATTACTTAGAAACAGCGATGGTAGAAGCTGTACCGGCAGAAGCAGGTTCAGGTGTTGCTACTCAAGCAGTTTATGCAGATGCAGGTAACAAAGGTTCTGAAGGGGTATTCTACGTTGTAGAAGCAAGAGGTAACGTTTGGGGTGCAGGAAATCCGGCTGATTTAGCAGGATTTGATAGCATTATTCAAAGATTAGACAAGCAAGGTTCTATTGAAGAAAATGTAATTTTCGTAAACAGAGCATTCTCGTTTGACATTGATGATATGTTAGCAGCTCAAAATTCTTATGGTGCAGGTGGTTCTTCATATGGACTATTTGACAATGATGAGGAAATGGCTCTTAACTTAGGATTTACAGGATTTAGAAGAGGTTACGACTTCTATAAGTCTGAATGGAAATACCTAAATGACCCAACAATGAGAGGTGGATTAGTAGGTGGAGCAATTAATGGACTATTAGTTCCTGCAGGTTCTACTACAGTTTATGACCAAATTTTAGGTAAAAACGCTAAGAGACCTTATTTACATGTTAGATACAGAGCTTCAGAAGCTGAAGACAGACGTTATAAGTCTTGGATTACAGGTTCTGCAGGTGGAGCAACAAACAAAGATTTAGATGCAATGGAAGTTAACTTCCTTTCTGAAAGATGTGTTTGTACTCTAGGTGCTAACAATTTCTTCTTATTCAAGTCATAAGAAGTGTATATATAATTAAGGGAGGATTAACCTCCTCCCTTTTTTTTTAATCTAATTAAATTTAAATAAAATGAAAAAGACAAAAGAATTTGTAGATAAAGTCTACCGTTTAGTAGGCGATAAATATCCCTTATCTTTTATGTTGGCTACACAACACAGTAGAAGATTCCCATTAATGCATTTTGATAAAGAGACAGGTGTTAACAAACCTATGCGTTATGCTAGAAACCAAAAGTCTCCATTTGTTGACGACCAAGACGGTAATGTTATTTTAGAACCAATTGTGTTTGAAGATGGTATGCTAGTAGTTGCCAAAGAAAATCAAGTGTTACAAGAATTTCTTTCTATACATCCACAAAACGGTGGCGTATTTGAAGAGGTTGATAAAGGCAAAGAAGCAGCTGAAGATGTAGAAACATTATACGCTGAAGTAGATGCATTAATTCTTGCAAGAGAAATGACGTTAACACAGCTCGAAACTATTGGTAGAGTTTTGTTTGGAGATATTAACAAACTAACTACAGCTGAATTAAAAAGAGATATGCTAGTATTTGCTAGAAGACATCCTTCAGATTTAGTAAACATGGTTAATGACCCAATGTTAAAATTATATTCTAAGGTTCAATTATTCTTTGACAATAAACTATTGGTTTATAGAAATGGAAAAAAAGATGTGCACTTTAACACTTCTTCTAACAAGAAGAGAATGGTTAGTGTTCCATACGGAGAAGACCCTGTGTATATAGTATCATCATTTTTACAATCTGATGATGGAATAGAAGCATTAAAACTACTTGAAAAACGCTTGGAAGACAAGTAATTTGAGAAGGGGATGAAAAAATCATCCTCTTTTTTTTTTGCTTATCTTTGTAAAAAAGATAACAGATGATACAACAGGTTTATGATGCTGTTCTTGCTATATTGAATAAGAATAACTACGGTTACTTATCACCTGCAGATTTTAATTTATATGCCCAACAAGCACAATTAGATTTGTTTGAAGATATATTTTATCAATATAACGCTCAAGTCACTAAAGAAAACTTAAGAGGGTCAGGTACAGGTTATGCAGATATTAAGAAAGGTATTGTTGAAGTAATTGATATGTTTTCAGTTACTGCAGCATTGAATCATTTAGCTAACAATACTTACAGTATGCCATCTACTCCAACCACAGGTTCTGATTTTTATTTTATAAACAAAGTTTTATGCTATGATGCGGCAGGTGTTACTTTTACAGGTGAAGCAGAGAGAGTAAGTCAAGCTAAAATAACATTATTAAATAATTCTTTATATACAGCACCAACAACTACATACCCTGCTTACACTACTGAAGGTAGTGTAATGACTGTGTATCCATCATCAATTATACTTGCGGGTCAAGTACAGGCACAATACATAAGATATCCGGCTACTCCACAATGGACATATGTTTCTTTGGGTGCAGCTCAACAACCACAATTTAGTGTAACAGCTAGTTATCAAGATTTTGAACTACCTCTAGATTATTTTCAAGATTTAGTAAATAAAATATTACAATTTGCAGGTATGGAAATTAGAGATGGAGAAATAGTCCAATTTGCTTTAGGACAAGAACAGATTGAAAACCAAGATGAACAATAATGGCTTATATAACAGACTATCAATATTATACAAATAACAATACCACTCCGCAAGATGCTAATTGGGGGTCATATCAATATATAAGTTTAGAAGATGTAGTGACAAACTTTCTGTTGATGTATAATGGAAACCATTCATTAGTGAACAATGAGGAAAGGTTTAAAATTTTGTTTCATGCAAAAAGAGCAATACAAGAATTAAACTATGATGCATTTAAAGAAATCAAAGCATTAGAACTTCAAATAACAGATACTCTTAGATATGTTTTACCTCAAGATTATGTAAATTGGGTAAGGGTTTCTATGTATTATGATGGGTACTTACGTCCATTGGTAGAAAATGTTCAAATCAATTCTGCAAGTGCGTATCTTCAAGACCATCAAGGTAATATATTGTTTGACCATTTAGGTAATATTTTAAAACCTGAGTATTCAGAATTGACTAGACAAAGATTAACAGGGGTTCAAAAAACACAATATTTAAATCAAGGTGCTCCATATGACGGATATTGGGGTTATTGTTTAGATGGTTTTTGGTATTTTGACATGGCAATAGGAGCGGCATGGGGATTAAATACCGAAACTGCAAATGCAAACCCTACATTTACTATAGATAAAAAAGCGGGGGTTATAAACTTTAGCTCTGCTATGAATGATAAATTGGCTATTTTAGAATACATCTCAGATGGAATGGAAAATGGAGATGATTCTAAAGTAACAGTAAATAAAATGTTTGAAGAGTACATTTATGCTGCTATTGAATTTGGCATCTTAAATAGCAAACTTGGAGTTCAAGAATACATTGTAAATAGAGTTAGAAAAAGAAAATTAGCTTTATTAAGAAATGCAAAATTAAGACTGAGCAATATACATCCGGGTCGTTTGTTACAAAATATGAGAGGTCAAGATAAATGGATAAAGTAAGATGGCAAAATTACAAAGAAATTTCGTACAGGGCAAAATGAATAAAAGCGTTGATGAACGCTTAGTTCCTAATGGACAATACATAGATGCTTTAAATGTAAGACTTGGTTCTACTGAAGATTCTGAAATAGGTTCGGTAGAAAACTCTAAGGGAAACACACAGCTTACTACATTAACTTTTAACGGGACGAATCTGAGCAATCAAGCAAGATGTATTGGTGCTTATGAGGATGGAGCTAATCAAACAATTTATTGGTTTGTACATGACCCTGCGTATACCGTAGGTGCAGCAGGTAAAATAGATATGATTGTTTCATATGATGCACAAGTTGATACAGTAACTTATCATGTGATTACCATGGATGACGCAACCGGCAACCAAACTACTATATTAAATTTCAACCCTACATATTTAATTCATAGTGTAAATAAAATAGAAGATTTACTTTTTTTTACAGATAATTATAATCCTCCGAGATTTATAAATGTTAAAAGAAACTATCCTAACCCTTTTGGAAATATTGACCAAGTAAGTGCAGAATCATTATTGGTTGTAAAAAAACCCCCTATTACTAGTCCTTCTTTTAATATGTATACTGCTTCAGGTGAAAATACGTTTTTGGAAGACAAACTACTTTGTTTTGCTTATAGATATGAATATGGAGATAATGATTTTTCGGCTACTTCTCAATGGTCAAAAGCAGCTTTTATTCCAAAAGCATTTGGTATAAGTAGTGCTTCGTATACAAATGAAGGAATGGAAAATAGTAGAAATGGAGTTGAGATAACATTTAACACAGGAGGACCTTTAGTAAAAGGAGTAGAGGTTTTATTTAAAAACTCCGGTGATGACGTAATTAAAGTTATTGATAATTTTGATAAAGCTGAATATGGATATACTGATAATCAAGATGTTACAATAACTTTTAACAGCAATCAAATATTTACTGTACTACCAACTGACCAAATAGGGAGATTATTTGATAATGTTCCTTTAAAAGCTGCTACACAAACAATGATTGGTAATAGAATAATATATGGTAATTATTTTGAACAATACAATATGGTTGACTACGCAGGTAGTGAAGTTATTTTAGATTATTCGATAGCATTAGCAAGTGAAGTTGTAGGTCAATTTGCATTAACTGAAACTAAAATAAGTTCTGATTATACTTTTGACCCCACTTCAGGAACACAATCTATAGCTGATTCTGCAGTTACAATAGATTTTACTGACATAAGTTTAGTTCAAGGTGGTTTATTAGAAATAGATATTATTTTTAATCACGCACAATTTACAGGTTCAGGAGGACCTACAGCCCAAACTACATCAATAAATATAGGATTTGGATTTAATTTAGTTAATAATTATCCCAATGCTTTAGCATTAGCTACCTCAACAGAGTTTATTAATGCTGTTGGAACATCTTCAACAGTATCCACTATAGCTAACGCTTGTACCGGAAACACATGGACAGATACATGGAATTGTGATATGCCAAACAACTTAGATACTTATTTTGCTTACAACTCAGGAATTACTCCTGAAGCGTATCCTAATGTTGGACCTATTAACATAATAACTGACCCTGCAAATGTTAATCAGTTTACTCTTCAATTTCCTGCTATGGCTTGGTCGGATTGTGATGCCGCATCCTGTACACCTGCAAATATTGTGTATGAGTATTTTAAAATTGGTAGTGTAGATGCACAATATAGAGAGCTTTCTGAAACTGAAAGTTTACATAGTGACTTTGATTATGCAGTCGGTATTGTATATATGGATGAATTTAATAGGTCTTCACCTGCATTACTTGCACCTGAAGCGAGTCTTCATGTACCTTGTAGTGCGTCAATGTTGAAAAATAGAATAGATGTTACTATACCTACCGAAATGAATCCTCCGGTTTGGGCACATCGATATAAGTTTGTTTTAAAACCAACTAACACCACATATAATACTATATATACTAATATATTTTTTAATGACCCTGCAACATCTGCTACATATTTATTATTAGAAGGGGAGAATAATGAAAAAGTTAGTGAGGGTCAAAGATTAAAAGTTAAGGCAGATACCAATGGTGCTTTGGGTAGATGTGCTTATGCTACGATATTAGAAAAAAAATCTCAAGCTGCAGGATTTGTAAAAGTTCCATCTTCTCTCAACCCTTCAACGGATATTGATGCACCTGCAGGAACATATGCAAAAGTTGTTGCCGATGATTTTACAGTTGTAACTTTAAATGAAGATGGGACAGAAGCATCGGAATTAGCGGTTATAGAAGAAAAACGTTCTACTTATACCGATACTGCAGGTAATTCTGTATTTAATGCTTTACTAGTAAATACATGGGATGCAGCAAACACAAATTATGTGGACTATGATGTACCTCAAGGTAGTAGAATTAATTTGTATATTAAGTTTGAAAGAAGAGGTCCGGGTAAAGGTAATGGAAATTGTGAAAGGAGAATATATACTCTTGACTTAAAGTTAACTTCAAGTTCAACTTATTCTAATTTTGCTGAGTGGTTTAATGGAGATAATATACAAGAATATTTAGATGGAGGAGATTGGGAAGGTGGTGATACAGCAGCAGGAAATCCTCCTGAAAACATTTATGATTCAACCTTATTAACTGCTGCTTTTGACAGAATACCTACTAGCGGCGAAGCTCAAATGACGGCAAACTCGGTAACTAAAAATAAATATAAATTTGTAAGAAGTTCAACGGATAACGGTTTATGGTTTTGCACTACAGGAACAGAAAGTTGTAGCGGTGTATTTTCTAAGAAAAAAAGAAGGTCTTCAAGTGAAATGTCTGTTATTGTTTTTAGAGCTGAAAGCACACTTATATTTGAATCAGAACCACAAGAAGCATTGCCTGATGTATTTTTTGAAGGAGACCAAAGTTATCCAATCATTAATCCCGGTCTATCTAATGCAAGACATGGCGGAGGGACAGCTACTCAAATAACTAATGGTAATGTAACTCAGACGGGTGTTACTGCAGGTTTTATAAAAAGTACATTATATAATTGTTACACCTTTGGAAATGGTGCAGAAAGCTATAAAATATTAGATAGGTTAGGAGGTGCTGAGTTAGCACCGGGCAATAGGGTTGTAACGGTTTCTCAACAAGATTACAGGGAAATGCATAGATTTGCTGATTTAACATATAGTGGTAGATTTAGTAATGAGTCAAATATAAACCGACTTAATGAGTTCAACTTAAGTATCTCTAATTTTAAAATCCTTGAAGATTCTTTCGGTTCTATTCAAAAATTATTTGGTAGAGAAACCGATGTATTAGTATTACAAGAGGATAAGATTTCATATGTACTTGCAGGTAAAAATTTATTATCGGATTCAGCAGGTGGAGGTCAAATAACTTCTGTGCCTGAAATATTAGGTACGCAAATAGCTAGAATTGAAGAGTTTGGTATTAGTCATAATCCGGAAAGTTTTGTTTGTTATGGAAGTGAAAAATATTTTACTGACGCAAAAAGAGGTGCAGTAATTTTATTATCAGGAGTAACTGCACAATCTGAACAACTTGCAGTAATATCTGAATTAGGTATGCGTGGATGGTTTAGAGATTTATTTATAGAGAGTTTTTCAACTCAAAAACTTGGTGGATACGACCCTTATATGAATGAATATGTGTTGTCCAATAACTGTATTGAGTTACCTCAAATTCCACAAGTTGAAAATTGCGGTATACAATTGACATACAATAAGTTAAAAGCAGCAAATACACCAAGAAGTTTTACAGTTGAGCTTGGACAACCGCTAGGTGAGGTGACACTAACATATACTGTACCGATTTTAGCTGCAGGTTTAACATTTAAAATAGATGTTGTATACGCAGGAGTTACTACTTCCACAGGTGATGTAACTGTAGGAGGTACTTTAACATTTGATAAAAATGATTTATCAATCAACACTTGTCTAGTTACTCTAACAGTTGGTGATGTCGGGTCTACGGGGGGTCAAATAGATGGTCTAAACCTTGGTGTTAGTTGTCCATCACCCAACACAATAACAGTAAAAGCTATAGTTATTACTACAGACGCAAACGCAGGTTTAACAATTAGAAGGGGTTATAATTACACCGACAATAGTGTTTCTTATCCATCCAATATTGAACAGGTAATAATGACATCAGGTACTTCAACTCCATTAGTATCTAGCTTTTATAGCATTACAGGGTATCAAGGAATTAATTCTATTCCTGTTAATGGTTCAACAGTACAAATATTTTCTTTAAAGAAACCTGACGACACTTATACTTTTGACGTAACAAGTGATAGATTTGGGTATTTAAGAAGTGCAACAAATTATAATAATAATAGTACCGATTTAAATAATTTATTAACAGCTATAACAAGTGCTAGTAATTGGTTGACTACCAACACATCACTAGCTCCGGGTAAATATTATGGGGATTTTACTATGGATGCCACTAGCAATGATTATTTATATTTGGTATATGATTTAAGAACAACTACAAATGTAAGTTTGTGTTACTCAAACACTTCATTTAACGACGCATGTTGTGGGTGTTCATAAAATAAAATAAATGGGATTAACAGTATCAAAATATTTAGACGGACCAACTTTTGCAACAGCAACTGCTGTGTATGATGATGCAACTTTAACAACAAAAGCTGCTGATGGTTGGTATATGGAAAACAATAAATACCGAAGACAAAGTGCCGGAGTGCTTCAAGGACTTGTAGTTTGTCCAAGTTGTAATGAAACTTGTAGAACAAATGGTCAAGCACCATTATCAGCAGGTGAGGGAACAATTGCAATAGACCAAGGAGCAGGGGTTTATTATGTTACTTTTCAAACCGGAACAGGAATAGGTACATTGAGAACTTTTATTGATGATTTATCAACCAAAGCGTATGGTATACAGATTAGTCATAATAGCACACTTTATAATAAATGGTCAGATGTAGATAACGGCTATCAATCTCCTGCAAGTGGATTAAATGCTATATGGTTAGGAGATTCATCTATAGGACCTACTGCAGGAACAGCGTACTCAAGCCAACCAACATTTATTTGGGATGGAGCTGCATGGGTTTCAGGTAGCACAGTAGCTTATAGTGTTAATAGTGCCGGAACTAATTATACAGCAAATCCGGGGATTACTATGGCGGCTGTACCAAAAACATTTTCTAGCAACACTACATTAACTCTGACAATATTTAGACCTCCGATAGTAGGGATGGGAGATACTAATGTAGGGCTTATGTGTCCTGACTTACTACCTGCTATACCATATAATACTACTGTATTTGCAAATGCAGTTGATGCATGTAATGCAATAGGAACAACGGGGTCTTTTTATTCCGCAGGTTTTGGTTCATCAAATGCTTTAGCACAATTAAATGGATTTGCATTTACAAATTATTATGGAACTACAGCACTTAGTGCAGGTTATTATAAAATTAGTAGTGGAGGTAATGGGTATATGCAAGTATCTAGTAACGGAACAATTATAGCTATAGGTAGTTGTCCTCCTTAAAATTAAAAATATGAGTTGTCAAAATTACACATTAAGTTATAGTAGTGGAGTTCAAGGGTTTCCATCCTTTTATTCTTTTCATCCAAATTATATGATAGGAATGAATAATTATTTTTATTCCTTTAATCAAGGAAATATATATAGGCATAATTCCAATACTGTGAGAAATCAGTATTATGGTACAAATTATAGCTCTACAATAACAAATGTTTTTAATGATAATCCATTAGAGAGTAAGCTGTTTAAAACTATATGTTTAGAATCAGATTCCCCTTGGGATGTAGATTTTACAAGCGATGTTCAAACCACAGGTTTTATTGCGGATGAATCTTTTGTGAAAAAAGAAGGTGCGTATTTTTCGTATTTAAGAACTGAAGGTGCTACAACAGGTTCAGGTACGCCGATAGATTCTAAACAATATCCTTTACGTTCTATTCAGGGAATTATGAATAGTGCAGCACGAGGAGGTACGGTAGGGAATCCAATAGTACAATTTGATATAGGAGTTAATGCTAATATGGCAACATATATTAATCCACAAATTGTAGTAAATGACTATTTGTATTGGAGTGATGTAACTCAAGCAAATCCTGAACTTACTTACGCAGGGCAAATACAATCTATTTCATATTCAGCTATAAATGGTATAGTTTCAATATTAATAGACGCTGCAGGAGCTGCGGTTATTCCTGCAGGAACTCTGTATTTTGCAGCTGTTAAAAACCAAATTGCAGAATCTTATGGTATCTTAGGACATTATGGCAGGTTTAAGTTAACTAACAATACAACACAAGCTACAGAACTATTTGCAGTTCAGTCAGATGTTATGAAAAGTTATCCTTAAAATTAGTATCTTTGTGCTAAATGAAATTTAATATTAGGGTACTTAAAGAAAACGACTATAATGATATCCTAGTTCCTTGGTGGAAAGATTGGGGTTGGACACCTCCGGTAAAAGATTTTTTACCACTAAACGGGCTTGGTGGTATCATGATAGAATGGCAGGGAGCTCCGGTTTGTGCGGGTTTTGTAATTCAATCAGATACTAAGGTTGCTTGGGTCGATTGGATTGTATCTAGTAAAACATTTAGAGAAAAGCCACATAGAAGGGACGCACTCCATTTGTTGGTACAAACATTAACCGATGTAGCGAGAGAAAGAGGAAATAAATATGTTTATGCATTAATTAAAAACTCCCCTTTAGTTGATGTTTATCTTAACAACGGATATGTGAAGGGAGATAATTATAATTTTGAAATGATAAAAGCAATATAATATGGGAGCATTTTCAACAATAGCAGCGGCTGCGGCGTTAGCAATATCGGCAGGTACAACAGTAGCTTCAGGAGTACAAGCGGGTCGTGCAAGAAAAGACATGGCGGCAGCTGAAGACCGAGCTCAAATGTTTATGGATGAAGCAAGAGGAAAATTAGATATAAACTCATATGATGAACTATCGTTGCGTACCGAAGTATTTGATAAGCAAAGAGACCAATTAGCTGCTCTTGGCTCAAATATAGTATCAGCTGTTAGTCAAAGCGATAGACCAATGGCATCTATACAAAACGTTGTAAGTGCGGTAATGGATTCAGAATCCAAAATTACAGATAAAGAAGTAAAAGAATTACAAGATTTAGATTTAGTACAGGCAGAAGAAGAAGCAAGACTAAAGGACATTGGTGTACAATTAGATTTAGGAGAAGTAGCAGGTGCACAAAAAGAAGCTGCAGACGCAAAAGCTGCTGCCGCACAATATAAAAAGGATTTTGCGAGTGGCTTGACAAGTACACTTATGCAAGGAGTACAATTAGGTGTTCCATTATTTCAGAAGTCGGCACAGATGAAAGGAATTGAAAATTTTTCATTTAATGATATGACAGGTGCAGAAGCATTAAAAGGTAAACTAACAGATAGTGAATTTTTAAAAGGATTGGGTGAGGGTAAAGGTTTTGCAGGTTTAACTTCTGATGATTTAGCAAGTCTTAAAGGTCCGGATGCGTTGAAGGGTGATGATTTAACCGCCTTTTTTAGAAATAAATTATCTGCAGGTAATATTAAATATTTAGCCGACCCATCTAAAGGAAATGTAAATCCTTATGTACCACAGACAATACATACAACTAACAAAACTTTGTCAGACCTTAGTATGAATCCTTACACTATAGGAACAGGTGCGGGAACTCAAGATTTAAATGCTCTCGCTACTGCATTAGGAGTGCCGTTAGAAGCTCTTAAGGCATTAATCACAAATCAAAAAGGATAATATATGGCAACGAGTTTTGGATATGTAAGAGAAGACAGGGAAGATAGAGTCAATTGGGCACAAATTGGGAAGGATGCAAGTCAAGCAATTTTAGATGAAAGACAACGTAGAATTGACGAGAAGGAAAGAATAAGAGTAGAGTCAAAGGAATTTAACGACGAGCTCTATGATGCTATTCCATCTGACAATAATCTAATTAGAACTCAAGCGTTAGACATGGCTAATCTTATGTCTCAAGAAAGACTTCAACAAGATAGAGACTTACAAGATGGTATTCTTTCTGTAAGAGACTATACAATACAAAGACAAAACTTATACACTACGGCTGAAATGGCAGGAGATATAAATTCTAAAAAAGCCGAAGCATATAAAAGCTACATTACCGCAGTTAATAATGGAACTTTATCACCTGAAAGTTCTGCGGTAAAAGCATATTACGAACAATTTACTGCTTTAGATAAATACGGTTTACAATTAGACCCTTCAGGAAATGGTTATTTTACTCCTAAATTATTTGATGAGAATGGTGTAGTGACAGGATTTTCTGATAACCCAAAAGATTTTGTAGGCATGAAAGGATACCAATCTAATTTGTTTGCATTAAAACCTGCTGTTGATTTAGAATCAGATAAAGGTATAGTAAATACAGTAATAGGAGCTGCAGCTGAAACATGGAAGATTGCGGGGGGTGGTTTTAAAACTGTAGCGGATGCATTTCAGAACCCTGCTTTTCAAGAAGAATTAGAAAATATTATAAAAGCACAACTTGTAAATCCTGATGTAACATCAGCTATTGCCGGTAAATATTTAAGTAAATACGAATACGAGTTTTTAAAAGGTGGCGAAACATCTAAAGGAGGAAACGTAATACCTTTGCGTATAAATCCTTCAAGTGGGATGTGGGAGTTTGATGCAGATAGTGAGCAAGGTAAAGTAGTTACAGGAGATGTAGTTGAAATGATAAAAACTAGAGTAAGAGCAGGAATGGGTAGAGATGAAACTCCATATACTGCATCTGAAATAAAAACATATAGAAGTAATACGGCTGTAAAAACAAATAAAGAAGAAACTGCTAAACAATTATTTGCATTGCAACAAGGTACTGCCGATGAAGTAAAAGCAGCTATAAGATTCTTTGAGGGCAATAATCAGATTACAAACTTCACTATTGCAGATAATGGTGCATCGTTTACTTATGACGTTACTGATACTAATGGTAATACATTCCAAAGAAAAATCGATAGAAGTGTAAATCCTGATTTATTCTTTACACAAGTAGGAGAGAAGTTTAGTAAGTTTAGCTTAGGTGAATTAAAAGGTACAAAGTTCTTTAAGAACAACCAAAACAATACAGTAGCTGATGCTTCTAATCCTGATAATCAACTAAACTATAGTAACCTAAGTGATGAAATAGTGTTTGAAGCTCTAGATGTAACACCTCCTGATAAAGATAAAATCAAAAGTATACTAACAGATACTTACAATAAGGATGGTGAAATTGTGTCGGTGCAAGAAAGGTTTAAGGAGAACTTACCTAACGGTCTTGAAGAAGCATTAAATATAGAATTAACTTCCTCGAATGTAAACAACGCACAATTTGTAGGTGAAGATGGTGAGTATGCTGTAATAAATATACCAAATGTAACTGCAGGACCTGTGTTAATAAAAAATGACGAAGCGAATTTAATTAAAGCGATTGCTAAAATACAAAATGCAGCTAAACAAGGCGGCACAGTTAGCAACCAAGACATGATAAAACTATTTGGCATAGACCTTAACAGAGGAAAAGTATTTTACGAAACAATTACAGGAGCTGACACTCAAGCTGTAGAAGATGCGTTTAGTGCAAATGCAAATGCAGGTTCAGGGTCAGGTTCAAGCTCAGGTGTTAATGGCTCAGATTTTAATTAGTAAATATGAACGAAAAAGCATTTAAACAGTTATACGAGGAGTTCGTAAACACCGGATATAAAGGTGATAGAACAGAGTTTATAGAACTTTTATCTACAAACACCGATGCTTTTATGCAAGGTTTTAATGCCTTCACATCAACCGGTTATAACGGTGATGAAGATGCATTCGCTGAATTAATAGGGGTTACATCTCCTCTAAAAAAAAAAGACGAACCTCAAGAAAGTGGCGAATCAGTTGTGGAAGATGGTCAATTACTCTCCGATACTCCTGATAAAAAAACTGCAATCACAGATAGAGATATTCCTCAAATGCTTGAGAGAATTGAAGCTACAGTTAATGGACAACCATTATGGCAAGTAGTAGGTGCTAGGTCTGCCGAAGAATTAAGAGAAGCTATAAACATAAATACAGACTACGAACAAAGAGTTGATGCTGACGCTATGCCGCCGGAGGTTCAAGATGACCCTGCATTGATGGCAGAATATATAAAAAACTTCCCTGCACCAACCGAAAGACAAATGGAACTCTATGCAGAATTTTCAGGAGGTAACTATGATGAAATCTTATATAACTTTGATGAAGAAGAAGGAACAGGGGATGTAATTCCTGTAGACCTACCTGAAGTAGCTGTCGAAAAAGAAGCAAAGAAAAGAACGAAAGAAGAAGTTATAGAACAAAAGGATGAGCTACTACTAGACATGGTAGGAGAAAGTAATCAGACACCACAGGATGTAATAGATAAGGTTGATAATATAGATAAAGAAGCAAGAGCTAAAGTTACAGAACAAGTAGGTGTAGATTTAAGTAATGCTTCATATTATAATGAAGATGGCACAGTTAATTTAGATAAAGTAAATTTTGAAAGACAAGTTGAAATTGCTAAAGAAGAAATAGACCCTAACTTTGATGAGTTTGAAGAAGGGGTGACTGCAAGACAAAGACAATTACGAAACCAAAGAATTAAAGCTACTAGGAAACTTCAAGAAGAATTTGAAAAAGTAGAATCAAGAGATGATTTAAGTGTTGAGGATTTAACATTATTAAATAATATGTTAAATGAAGACCTTCCATTGATTACAGGTGAACTGATAGCTAATGATGACAATGAACAAACCATAGATTTTTTAAATGAAAAGTTTGGAAAATATAATTTAGTTTTTACTCCAACATCCTTAGGTGGCATGAGAGTTACTAGAGCAGACGGTAAAGCTGATATAGCTATTAATATAGACCCTAATATAGGGTCTACCGAAAAAGAGAGACAAGCATTGGCTAATTTCATTACATTAAATGCTGATGTTCCTGATGTAGAGCTGATGGATGTAGAAGGTTACCAACAAAAAGCTAAAAGAGCTCAGGACATGAGAA